GACCCTGTAGGTGAAGGTAAGACAACTACATCAGAATCGCTTTGCTCTATACATGTATACAAAAATCCTGTAGAGGTAACCAGAATTACAGATAGAGGAGTAGAAAATCTTGCAGAAGGAGATAAAATAGTAGCATCATGGTGTGGTAGGTATGATGATCTTACTAAAACACATGAGCAACTAGAGCTCATCATTGAGTGGTATAATGCTTGGACAATTGTAGAAAACAACGTATCACTCTTTATTCAGTATATGATTGAAAGAAGAAAACAAAAATATTTAGTACCTAAAAATCAGATTGTTTTTCTTAAAGATCTAGGTGCTAATAAGTCTGTTTATTCTGATTATGGCTGGAAGAATACAGGTACTATATTTAAAACACATCTTCTCAGCTACTTAATTGGTTGGCTTACAGAAGAAATCAATCAGGAAACTGATGAAGATGGTACTGTTATTTCTACTACATATGGTGTAGAAAGAATAACAGATTACATGTCATTAGTAGAAATGGAACAATACAGACCAGGTACTAACGTGGATAGACTTGTTTCACTAGCTGCTTTGATTGCGTTTGCTAAAGTACAGCAATCAAATAGAGGATATAGTAAAAGAGTTGACGATGTAAGAACTAAAAACTTGCAAATCTCAGATAATTTATATAAATTAAATAGTACCCCTTTTCGACATATGGGTAATCGAAAGGGAGGTTCAAGTGGAAGTAGATTACCTAGATTACCATATAGAAAACTTAGATAATGGAAATTTTAAACGCGCTCCAACTTAAAAAGGGCAAAAGAGCTGAATATAACCGTTTAGGTAATATCACTCAGCCTCTTCAATTCTTACCTGCAAAAGATAAGGATGATGATTGGACAGCATGGAATATGGACTGGCTAGAATGGCAAGGTTTAAAACATATTCGTAGAAATGCTAGAAGGTTGATGAAGAACTATAAGTTGGCCAAAGGTATCATTGATAAAACTGATTATCTAATAGAAGAAGATAATGAGTATAGAGATATCGTAGATACATTGGCAAGAGACTATCCTTCTGCATTAGAACTTAAATTTTATCCAATTATTCCTAATGTCATTAAGGTACTTACAGCAGAGTTTGCTAAAAGAAATACACGTGTAAACTTTAGAGCTGTTGATGAGTACACTTATAATGAAATTATGGAAGCTAAAAGAGCTGACATAGAAGAAGCATTAGTAAAAGAAGCAGAACAGAAATTAGCTGCTAAATTTATTGAAATGGGTGCTGATCCTAATGATCCAGAGATTAAAAAGGCTATGTCACCTGAAGCTATTAAGTCACTTCCTGAAATTGAAAAGTTTTACGCTAAAGATTATATCAGTCTTTGTGAAGAATGGGCATCTAAACAACATCTTATTGATGAGGAAAGATTTAAGCTGGATGAATTAGAAGAACGCGCTTTTGAAGATGCTCTTATAACAGATAGAGAATTCTGGCATTTCCAAATGCTTGAGGATGATTATAATCTTGAGTTATGGAATCCCGTACTTACATTCTACCATAAATCTCCTGATGTACGTTATATATCTCAAGGTAATTGGGTAGGTAAAATAGAAATGCTTACTGCATCAGACATAATTGATAAATACGGATGGATAATGTCTGAAGAGCAACTTGAATCTATTGAGGCAATCTATCCTGTAAGATCTGCTGGTTATCCTATCCAGGGATATCAAAATGATGGTACTTACTATGATGCTACAAGATCTCATGAGTGGAACGTAAACAGACCTTCTTTAGAGTATCGTCAGTTTACTTCTATGTATGATAACTTTGTTTATAATGGAGGTGATATCATTAACTGGATCATGGGTGAGTCAGAAGACTACTATGACATGGGCACTGCACACATGCTTCGTGTAACTACAGCATATTGGAAATCTCAACGTAAGATAGGACATCTTACTAAGATAGATGAAGATGGTTCAGTTATAAATAAGATAGTAGATGAGCATTATAAAATTGTAGATAAACCTATGTATGATACTACTTTCTTTAAGAATAAGTCCAAGGATAATCTATTATTTGGTGAGCATATTGACTGGATATGGATTAATCAGGTATGGGGTGGTGTTAAAATAGGTCCTAACATGCCATCATGGTGGGGAATGCAAAACCCTGGAGGTATCAATCCTATGTATCTTGGTATCATGCAGAACAGGATTAAGCCTATGAAATTTCAGTTTAAAGGTGATAACACATTATATGGATGTAAACTCCCTGTAGAGGGTCGAGTATTTTCTGATAGAAATACAAAATCTGTATCCCTTGTAGATTTAATGAAACCATTCCAGATTTCATATAACATGGTGAACAATCAGATATCTGATATCCTTGTTGATGAAATTGGATCTGTAATTATGCTAGATCAGAATACATTACCACAACATTCATTAGGTGAAGACTGGGGTAAGGGTAACCTTGCTAAAGCATATGTTGCAATGAAAGATTTTGGTATGTTACCATTAGATACTTCAATTACTAATACTGAGAATGCTCTTAACTTCCAACATTTCCAGGTTCTTAACCTAGAGCAAACCCAACGTATGCTTTCTCGTATTCAGTTAGCTAACTTCTTTAAGCAACAAGCATTTGAAGTAATAGGTATTACACCACAACGTCTAGGGCAACAATTAGGTCAGACAAATACTGCCACAGGTATTGAACAAGCTATTGCAGGATCTTATGCACAGACAGAACAGTACTTTACTCAGCACTCTGATCATCTAATGCCACGTGTGCATCAGATGCGTACAGACTTAGCACAGTATTATGCTTCTACTAAACCATCTATTAGAATGCAGGTAAGTACATCCAATGATGAGCGCATCAACTTTGAAATAAATGGTACAGATCTTTTAATGCGTGATCTTAATGTATTCTGTTCTACTAAGGCTAACCATAGAACAATTATTGAGCAGATGAAGCAACTTGCTATATCTAACAATACATCTGGTGCTTCTATTTATGATTTAGGACATATCCTACAGACTGACTCTATGGGTCACCTAAATAATATTCTAAAAGATATTGAATCTAAACAGAAACGGCAGAAACAAGAAGAATATGCTCAAGCTGAAAAAATGAAACAGATGGAACTTGAAGCCGCTGCTCAAGAAAAAGCAAATGAAAGAGAGTTTGAACAAATGGAAGCTGAGAAGAACAGAAGAAAAGATCTTCTTGTAGCTGAAATTAAAGCATCTGGGTATGGTGCTATGCAAGATGTTAATCAAAATCTACAATCTGATTTTGTTGATCAAATGGAATCTATGCGTAAAACTGCTGAATATCAGGAGACTATGAACATGGATAGAGAAAAAGAAATTAATAAGAATAATCAGTTTGCTCAAAAGATGCAGATGGAAAAAGAAAAAATGAACCATCAAACAAACATTAAGCAAATGGAAATGGATATAGCTAGAGAAAATAAAAATCGATTTGACGTAAAACCTAAAAAACCTACTGAAAAAAAGAATAAAAAATCATAGCTATATAATGAGAAACTTTTAAATATATAATCACTTTACCTTAAATATATAAAAGTTAACTCGTTAAATTTGCTTATATTAATAGTAAGTCAATAATTAAAACCAACAAAAAATGGCTGATGAAAAAACAAATGTCCAGGAAGTAGAATTTGACAACCTGGAAGAGTTGTTAGGAGTAGGAAGTGAAAGTATTATGGTTGCTTCAGGATCTACAACAGTAGATGATAATAAGAAACCAGGTATCTTTTCGCAGACTACAACTGACACTACGTTCCTTGACAAACCAATTGTAAATGATCCACCTGCTGCCTCAGCAAGTACAAGTACAGAAGGTACACCATCTGCAACTCCATCAATTGAAGATACTTCACTAGAAGGCCTGAGTCAATTGATTGAAGAAAGTTTTTCAGATGAAAATCAGAAAAATGTAGGGGGTCGTCCTACTCTTACTAAAGACGTTATGATTGAAACAGCAAACAAACTTATTGAAAAAGGTTTGTTGTTTCCTTTTGATGACGGAAAGAAGTTGGAAGATTATTCTCAGGCAGATTGGGAAGAGCTTCTTGAAGCAAACTTTAATGAAAGAGAAGAACGCCTCTTAGAAGAAGTACCTGCAACTTTTTACAACAGTCTACCTAACGAATTAAAACGTGCATATGAATATGTAGCAAATGGAGGAACAGATCTTAAGAATATGTTCCGTGCACTTGCAGCTGCTGAAGAAGTTAAAGAGTTAGATCCAAAATCTCCTGAAGGACAGGAAAGTATTGTAAGATCTTATCTACAAGCTACTAAATATGGTACTGCTGATGAAATTGAAGAAGAAATTGAAGCATTACGCGATAGAGGAGATCTTCAACTAAAGGCAGAAAGATTTAAGCCACGTTTAGATCAAATGCAAGAACAAATTATTCAGTCACGTATTCAGCAACAGGAACAAGCTAAAGCAAAACAAGAAGCGCAAGCTAAGCTTTATCAAGATAATGTATATAGTGCACTTGCAGGAGGACAGCTTAATGGCATTAAGTTAGATAACAAAATGCAGAATTTACTTTTCTCAGGACTTGTTCAACCTAACTATCCATCTATCAATGGCCGTCAAACAAATATGTTAGGTCACTTGCTAGAAAAGTATCAGTGGGTTGAACCACGTCATGATCTTATTGCTGAAGCACTTTGGTTGCTTGCTGATCCTGATGGATACAAAACTAAATTAAGAGAAGGAGCAGAAAAATCAGCAATTGAAAAAACAGTTCGTCAGCTTAAGACAGAGGAAGCTAATAAAATTACATCATCATCAATGGATGAAGATGATAATAGAGCTTCTTCACGAGAGCCTTCTCGAACATTAAATAGGCCCAAAAAGAACTTCTTTGGAAGGTAAACAACATAAATTAATAATTAACAAACAAAAACAAATCACAAATGGCAACTCCAGTTTTAAACAATGGTATATTCCTTCGTGATACGCAGTACAATGCGTCTTCTCACGTGGATTCATACCACCTTGTAAACATGCTGAAGGATGCAGAACCTATGGATTTAGGTCCTGTAGACATTTGGGCTATGACTCAAAAGGTTGAAATGCCCCTTTATCAAATGTCATCCTTTGGTGGTAAAAATGTTATCAACGTAGATAACGTAAGAGGAGAGTACAAGTGGCAAACACCTGTAGCTCAAGATCTAGCGTATATCATCGAAGATATCGAACCACAGAACCTTGCAAAAGGTGTTGATGGAACTACATTCAAAATCAAGCTTAACAAGCGTGAGTTTGGTCATGGAGACATCATCACTTATGACAAGTACAATGGTGTCGAACTTTACGTAGTTCCTGAAGAAGATATCCTTCCTATTGGAGATGGATTCATCTATACAGTTCAACTTGTAAACAATGACAACTACAAGTTCTTGGATAATAAGTATCTTACAAATGGTACTAAATTCTTCCGTAAAGGTTCTGCGCGTGGAGAATATGGTGAAAGATTCTCTGATATCCAAACTAAGTCAGGTTTCCGTGAATTCTACAACTACGTAGGAGGTGCAGAAGCTCATGTTCATTACTCTATCTCTTCTCGTGCAGATATGATGATCAAAGGAGGAATGAATGCAGATGGTACAGTTCCTGTAACTGAGATCTGGAGAAACTTTGACAAATCTATGGATCCATCTATCTCTAACATTGAGGATATGGTTGCTAAGATGGGTAAAGATTATGTTAAGCGTGCAATTGGAAATGGAGATCTTTCTCGTACTTTCTTGACTTCTATGGAAGCTGCACACTTGACTAAGATTGCTACTGACATCGAGACTTATCTTATGTGGGGACACGGAGGTAGACTTCGTCAAGATGGTCCAGATGATCTACGTCTTTCTGTAGGTCTTTGGAAGCAGTTGGATAGCTCTTTCAAAAGAGTATATAACAAATCTAGCTTCTCTCTTGAATTATTCCGTTCAGAGCTTTACAACTTCTATGCAGGTCGTGTAGAATTCCAAGGTCCAGATCCTAAGCGTCAGCTTATTGTTCAGACAGGAATTGGTGGTATGCGTATGGTTAATGAGGCTATTAAGCGTGAAGCAGCTTCTTCTAACTTGAACATCCTTGCTGCTGATATTGGTGCAATCACTAACAAAGGTATGGATCTAGGATTTGGATTTGCATATACTAGCTATATCATCCCATTCCTTGCTAACGTTAAGTTTGTTCTTAACCCAGCATTTGATAACATCCATACTAATGATATTGAAAACCCAATCATCGATGGTAACCCATTGTCTTCTTACTCATTCATTATCTTTGATATCACTGATAATACAAATGATAACATCTACCTATTGAAGTTGTCTTGGGACAATCAATTGAAGTGGTGGTATCAGAATGGTACTATGGATTACATGGGACGTAGCCAAGGATTCCAGTCTTCTGGTCAGTTCAATGGATATCGTGTATATATGACACAAACTATGCCTGCGATCTGGGTTAAGGATCCTACTAAAGTCCTTAAGATTGTTATGAGAAACCCAATCACTGGTGGATCATTCTAATATGTCACAAAACAAAGAGCAGGGTAACCATTCCCTGCTCTCCCTGTTTTGATCAATAAATAAAACCAACAAATAAAAACCAACAAAAATGAGTGTAACATTAGTTAGTAACGGACCTTCAGCAACAGGACCTATTTCAATTAAACCATTGATTAATCCTGATTCTGATAACATGGGATTGCAGAATTATAATCTATCCCTATTTCCTGGAACATTTCAGGAAGAACAGCTTGCATGCCTAGAGAAGAATGGTATCAAGCGTTATATTACAGGACTTAATGAATTTGCTCCTGAAGTAAAGAATATTAAGGATCCAGAGCATAGAGCTGCTGTCATTAAGGACATTAGACTTACAGTAGCAGAGCTTGAAAAAGAATTGGCAGCAAACATCATTGATCCAGAAGATGAAGATTTCTGGTCAAAGGTTAAGTTACTAAGACCAGATAATGATGATTTTTGGACTAAGATAACAGTAAGATGTGGTAACGAGCCTCTGTTTCTTAATCCTAAGAATGATCCATTTGATCTAATTAAATTAAAAGCAATAGAAGCAGGTGGTTTCTCCATTGTTGCAAAGAGCTGGGAAGATGCTCAAAACATGGCAAGACCTCCTAAATTCTATCTAGATAAAACTGTTGATACAGTTGCATCAAGAACACAAACTAAAAAGCTACGTAACAAAGCTCTTAGTGAACTTGATAAACTGTATAATAAGAATGTTAACAAACTTATGTATGTATGTAAGATTGTTGACGCTCACAGTTCACAATATAGGAAGTCAACTCCTATTGATATCATGTACGAAAA